AATCTGTCCTCCGGTTATCGCCATTAGCTGTCTGTACGTCATTCGATAGCTCATGCTTGCCGTCCTTCTGCTTGTGCAATGGCTTGTCTAATAATTTGTACCTCTGGCGCGTGGGTTTGTTTGCTACGCAGGAAGTACGCAAGGGTAGCCTGCAACGCCTCATACATGGCCGGAGCGGCGGCAATGAGGTTTGCGTTTGCTACATCATTTCTACCTTCAGTTCTGTTATACCCGACTGCGCACAGGTCTTTATGGTCTGGACCTGCTACGCAAATCATTCCAGCACTGTGCTCTGTTACAACCCACGGCCCCGGCGTAAATTGTGCTCTGCCTTGCATGCTCATGCCTTGCTTCCTTTCAGCCGTTTCGCGTTGAAGCATTGCATATTCCCCTTGAGTACCCCATGCCATTGCTTCCCATCCGGCCCAGTGAACCAGATCCAGAATGTCTCGAATCGTCCAAACCCGTAGGAGTACCCACGTCGCACATAGCAATGGGTCGATTTCCAACTCCCGGCCCAATTTGACACGCGATAATTTGAATAGTGCCAAGTCCCCGCACGTTCCTGATGCCACCTTGTATTGTCTGGCGTGCATGTTGGGGTGTCATAGCCGAGGTAAAATGTCGCCTTGCCTACCTTACTCGCATGGTCAAGCTCTGCTTTCGCCAATATCGCGTTATGTGCATCAATTTCTGCTTGTGCCGGCCCTTGTACCGTCTCAACCTTGCCGTCTGGTTGAAACGCCCCATGGTCTGCAAAGTTGAAGATGTATCCCGCGCATTGATTCGTTCCTGGGAGCACAAGTAAACCGCCTTGGTTCTCATACTGTGGTTTGTCTGTCGCCATGGTTCGCCCCCTTGCCTGATTAGGCCCGTTTGTGCCAAAAACCGTCGCCTCAATGCTGTATGGCCGACACGCGCCCCTGTTCATCGAACACTTGCACACTGTATGCTGCCGTCCACATGTCCGGCTTGTGCATGATATGCACGCGCCGACCTGTGCGCTCTGCGAACACTGGCGCGAACACGCGCGCTTTTTCATAGGTGTCAAAGCTGTATGGCCCCACGGTATATTGTCCGACCTGTGTCATAGCGTGCCTCTTAGTGTTCGAAGTGAGTGCAGATGAAGTTGACGCGCGCACAGGCTGCAAAATCATGCTCTGCAATGGCCTGCAACCGCTGTGCCTCAGCCTTGCGCCGCAGATCGCCCCAGCCCGGCCGCGCCTTGTCGCCTGCCGCCAACTGCCGGCATCGTTCGCAGTCCAAGTCATAGCGTCCGAACACGCGCTTACAGTCTCCGCTGTGCTTCGTGGTGTGGCTCATTTCATGCCGTCCTTTCTGGCTTGTCGTATGCCTGCCATAAGCTGCAAGGCGTACGCCTGGCACAGCATGTGCTGCATTGCCTGTAACTGCCGTGCCCGCCGTTGCGCCGCCTTGAATCGCCGGATGTACAATTCCATTGGTGTCGCGCTCATGTGTCGCGTCCTTTCGGTGGTTTGTTGCCTGTCTGCCTGCCTGTCTGCCGTTGCGCTCATGCCCTGGCCTTATCGCAAGGCGCGTGCCAGCTGTGCCGGCCTGCGGTGCCTGCCTTGCGTAGAATCACGAAAGTGTAAGGAATACGTAGGGTTACAGCGGAAGGTCCGGCCACTCGCCCTTCGGTGTACGTATTTGTACGTTCGTCGTAGTCATACGTAGTCTGTGGCGTAACGGGGCAACGTGCGTAAGTCGTTGTTTTTCGCGGTGGCGAAATGCGCCAGCGGTGTGGCGTTTGGCGCCTGTGGACAAGTACGCCCGGCGACAGCCGCTTGCTGTAATGATCGCGCGCCCGCGAATGCACGTCGCGTGCCGCGCCAGCTGGCCTACGTATTGCTACTGCATGGCGCATGCCCGGCCTGCCGGCACGCACATTGCACGATGCAAGCCTTGTGCCGCGCCCATGCGTACAAATCCGTACGTGCAATTGTGCAATCGCGCGCGGGCCGGTTCACAATCGGGCCAACACGCGAGCGCGGCCGGACCCCTCGCGCGATAGGGGGTGGTATAGGGGGTATAGGGGGTATACCCTACCATCGACTACGTAGTAGTTTCGTTGTGTAGGCACATCAGTCCATCGCAGGCCTACGTAGTCAACCTGACTTGCGCCGCGGTGGTTCGATGCTAGACTGGCAGCATGAGCAGTATGACCATAGGGTCACACGGGATATTCAACATCCAGACCGGGGCGACGTACTGGTTCAACAGCTTGTCGGCGGACGAAGGAACGAGCTTCGTGATGACGACGCCGCACAGCATTTGTTGGTGCCAGGATGGCAAGGCGCAGTATGCGTCGTGGTCGGATCCGCCAGAGGCGATCGTCCGGCAGGCCGTCGAGCTGGCGCACCGGCAGCAGTGGGACGAGTTGGCCGTGCTGGTGAAGCTGGCGCAGGCGATGTGATGGGCGTGTGGTCGCATGAATTCGAATACGACTTTGTGCTGGGTACAGGCGCCATATGGCGCACAGCGTTTTCGCGGAGGTTGTCGCAGGCTGAGTATGATTACTTAGCGGAGGCCGTACGCGAAGGCCGGTGGGACGAGGTGCGCATGTACAGCAAGCTAGTGGAGGCGAGCGCGTGAGGTCGTCGTCAAAACGCCCTGTGAAATTGAATCCTTATTGGCAGCCGCAAGCTGACGCGCTATACGGCGAGACAGCGTTTGCGCTTGCCTGGCTGGAGCCTGTGTGGTTCGAGGATGCGCGTAGCGTGCCGGACCACTGGGATCCGTCGCTGCGTGGGCACGAGTCGATGGTGTATTGGCGGCGGTTCTGGGCCGCGCCGGTCGGCTTTACACCAGGGTGACGCGATGAACCCTTGGATGTTGGCAAACGAACACGCGATGTATGAGTTGGGTGGCGTGTGGCGCCGGCACATTGAATGGGTGTGGTCTGTTGATGCGCGGACGGTGCCGGATGATTGGTCGCCGGATCTGGCCGCGCGGGCCGACAGCGCCGCTGCTATCGGCGAACAACGCGAGTACTACAACTGGGTCTGGGACGCCTACGACTATGATCGGTCCTGGGGGTGAGACGATGACGCGTGGGCAGTTTCTGTACCGGTATGCGTATGGCGATGACTGGTTCGCGCCGACGTGGTCTGATCCGCTTGATCGGCAGGACAACTGGTCGCCGGACTTGGCCAGCCGGGCCGACGAGTGGGCCGCGTGGCATGCGCGTGCGGAGGTGCAAGCAGAGCTGGAGGCCGAACTGGAGGAGTACCAACGGCAGATGGAGGCGGCATATGCTCGGCAGCAGTATGAAGACCGTGAGAACGAAGAACGGCGGCGGTCGTTGTGGATGCCGGTTGATGAAGGCCCGTGGTGGTGACGCGGCGGCTGTTCTTACAGGATGACGCGGCAGCTTGCAAGTGTGATGATTGCTTTGTCGTGTGGTACAAGTGGACGTTGGAACAGTCGTCGGAGGACGGCTATCGGCCGCTTATTCATGCCGGGTATCTAACACACTATGGCCGGATCCAGATCGACCGCCTATTGCACGTATCGCCACCTATGGTAAACTACGGCCTGTGATCTGCCCGACATGCTACCAGCGGTGTTATGTGCTGTCCGACGAGACAACCCGGAGCGTGTTCTTCCGTCACCCGGACGGCTTGTTGCTCGTCCGAACCTACACCTGCCGCGACTGCGCCGAAGAGTATTCATTTGCACAAGGAGGACCGCCGAGTGCCGAAAGCGAAACCGAAAACGTTACCTGGCATTAGGACGACTGATTGGCCGACGTTGCCGCGCGTCGACGTGCAAGCCGTCAGGACCAAGTCGAGACGGTGGCGTACCATTGGCGTGCCGTGCCCGCAGTGCCGACGTTTGCTCGACGTCAGCGTCCGGCAGTTTATTGTACGGCATGACGGTACCTTGGAGAGCGATCGAAGTCTGGTGTGTGCAGACGACGATCTGTATGTGCCGGTCGACGGTTGCGGTGCCACGTTTCCAGTGCAGGTGCGATGGGACGGCCACGCGGGGTAGGGCGGCCACCCGTCGTCACCGCCGACGCCGGCCGGACTGTTCAGAAGTTTGTCGCCCCCGGCTGGGTCACCCTCGACGACGCAGCCCGCATGCTCGGTCACCCTTATACACGAGAGGCGTATCGATGGCTCATTCGACGAATCGAAAAACACGGACTGCAAGCGGGCCTGCGCAAACGGTGGCTGGCCAAGCCGTACCGCCGCTTGGACGGCCTGACGGTGAACATCCGCTGGTGGGAGGTCTCACTGCCGACGGTTGCCCGATTGCTGAGCGCGCAATTGCGGGACCAGTGGACGAAGGAGAGCCGGCGCCTCCGGCTTGGCCTGCGCCCCAGCGCGCTCCCGCGTTACCGACCACCGACCTCGGCGGCGCAAGCACGTCGGCGGTACTTAAGCGGTATGCGACCGATGCCGTCGCGGTGATGTTCGACTGCATTAATCAGTTGCGTGAGGACGCGACGGCGGCGCGGGCGATTCCGACGCCGCAAGGGCTGGCCGTCGCCGCGATGGCGACCAGGTCGGCCGGATCGCTGGCGAAAGACGTCATTACGTTCACCGTTGGTCATAAGCTGGACGTCCACGTCAACATCCGCAGCCAGGAGGACGTGCCGCGCTGGGAGAACCTGCCCATCGCCGTGCGTGCCAAGTTTGAACAAGCGATCGGCGAAGCGACCGACAGTGCCTGGGAAGTGCCTGCACAGGAGGAATAGTCTATGGGACACAGTTTGACCGGTGCGATCGACGGTCTGCCCGTCATTGAAGGCCGCGCCGATGAATTTAGCCGGGAGTGGCGCGCCGCCGATCGCAAGGACCGCGTCGTCCTGCCCGACAAACGGCCGGCCGTGCTCTGCCACACCGAACTCGGCGACCTGTTCTTCACGATCCACCCCGAGGCCTGGGACCGTATGAAGCGGCTGCCGCGCAATCGGGCGATCATCGCGAACCGCACGCGGCTGTGCGAGTTCTGTAGCAGCGAGCTGCGGTGCTGGAAGGACGACCGCGACTTCTGGTACTTCCATTGTCCGTCGTGTACGAGCACGGAGGTCCACAGCAAGAACCTGCACGTGGAGCCATCATGATCACGGTTGGCAGCCTGTTCGCCGGAATTGGAGGATTTGACCTTGGACTTGAACGAGCTGGAATGCGTGTGCGATGGCAAGTCGAAATCGATCCCTGGTGCCAACGAATCCTCGCCAAACACTGGCCTGGCGTTACTAGATATAGCGATATCCGTACCGTTGATTGGTCAACCGTCGAACCCGTTGACCTGCTGTGCGGCGGATTCCCCTGCCAGGACATTAGCCTCGCCGGCAAAGGCGCCGGACTCTCAGGCGAACGCAGCGGACTCTGGTTCGAGTACGCCAAAGCGATCGCCGCGCTCCGGCCGCGCTACGTCCTCATCGAAAACGTCGCAGCCCTTCGCTCTCGCGGATTGGATCAAGTGCTCGGGGCGCTCGCTTCGTTCGGGTACGATGCGGAATGGCATTGTATACCCGCGTGCGCCGTTGGTGCCCCTCACCGGAGGGATCGGGTCTGGGTTGTGGCCTACCGCTCGATCGACGGATTACAAAAACGGCAACGGGAAAACGGGCAACCGATCGGCGGAAGCGGCGAACCGCGCAGGCTGGACATTGCCCGAAGCCGCCCGCATGTGGCCGACTCCAGCATCGAACAATGGGACAGGTGGCGCGACTGGACTTGCGGGTGGGAGCGGGAACCGCAAGAAGCGCTACGCGATGCTCGGGAAAGAGGAAGGCAAGAAGCTTGGATGTCAGTCCCTGAATCCCTACTGGGTCGAGTGGCTCATGGGATACCCCATCGGGTGGACCGACTTAGGGGACTCGGCAACGCCATCGTTCCGCAAATCGCGGAATGGCTCGGGCGGCAAATCATAATCGCACAGGAGGACAGCTATGACCGCAGCCGAACTCGCGAAGCTGGAGCCGTACTTTCGTGAAGGCGAGCGTCGCCTCGATGGCCAGCCGGTGCAATGGGACAGTGCTGTCTATCGTACAGCGCGCTGGCTTGTCGTTCTGCGGGAACTGCTGGACAGCCCGGTGCGGATCATCCGTGAGTCGCATGGTCATCGGCCGGACGCCATTGACGCCTGCGTTCCTGGTGTGGCGTTGGAGCAGGTGTACCTGGCGTTGACTCGACTGCCTGGCGTCTCCTTCGGCGTCTACAGCGGTGGATCCTTCCACATCGACACCCGGGCGTATGAGAACACTCCGGCGCGATGGATGGCGGTTCACGCCCGCCCGCACGACCGCGCCCTGCTGCAGACGCGCGGCCTCACCGGCTTGATCACCGGCGAGAAGGACGGCTGGATCTACCTGGCCTACAACCATCGCGACAGCTGGCGCGGCTTGCAGCTGGTGTTCGACTTGGCGAACGCCGCGACGGCGATCACTGGGGAGGCCATCTGATGCCGCTCGACGAAATCGTCATCCTGCTTCGTTGGCTCGCCGCCACGATGACCGTACTCGCGCTCTTCATTGCGTGGGCTGTCGTGATGCTGCTGAACGCACTCGAACGGTTGTCGCAACAGCTACGGTATGGTATACAGCATGCAGGCGAGGCGGGTCCCGTCAGTACTTCCACTGACGCGCCCGACGACAGCAAGCTCCCCGAGCTGGACCCGTGGCATGAAGAGCAGACTGTTGCGGACCTCGTCGCCCGGAGTGAGTGAGCCAGACTGACTATACCCCACAGCAACTCGCCTGGGCTGCCGAACTTCATCGGTGCCGAACTGATTTTGCCTTCGCCGCTAACCACTACCTTTCCATAAAAACAAAGCAGACGATTGGGCTGTCACCACTGAAGTTCAACCGTGTGCAGGCCAGGCTGTGGGCCGCCATGGCTGACCAGTTGCGCCGGACTGGCCAGATTCGCCAAATTTGGGGCAAAAGCCGGCAGGTCGGCAGTTGCTTGGATCCAGATACACCCGTCCTGACTGCTGATTTACACTGGATTCCGCTTGGCAAAGTCACCGTCGGTGATCGCGTCATTGCCGTCGATGAAATGCCACAGGTCGTCGGTCGCGGCCACGGCCGTAAGTTTAGAACCGCAATCGTCGAAGCCGTCAACGAGGTATACGAACCAGCGTTTCTGCTGCGCCTTCAGAACGGTCGCACGCTCATCGCCACCGGCGAACATCGTTTTCTCGTACGAAAAGGCTTTTTACAACACCACTCTGGTTCACGGTGGCAAGCCGTCAAAGACTTCACACCGGGAAAAACGCGCATCCGGTATGCAATTCAGCCGTGGGAAGAGTCAGCAACGTTCGAAGATGGTTGGATGGGCGGCATTCTAGACGGCAAAGCGCTGTCCGGTTGCGGTTATGATGATGCCCAGTCGTGGTCAGTCGTTGACGAGATTATTCCGCTCGGGCATCGCCGCATGATTGACATCCAGACTTCGACTGGTACCTTCATCGCCAACGGCTTTGTCTCGCACAATTCGACATTGAGCCGCGCCTTCAGCTTCTGGAACTGCGCCTTCCGGCCGAACCGGAACGCCATCTTGATTGCACACGACGAACCCAGCAGTTACGAACTGTTCACCATCGACAAGCTGATGTACGAGCAGCTGCCGAAAGCCCTCAAGCCCAAAACGTCCTTCGACAGCAAATTCAAGCTCGAATTCCCGGCCTTGAACAGCAAAATCGTCGTCGGCCACGCGCGTAACATGAACGTCGGTGCGTCGCAGATGTCACACATCGCGCACCTCACCGAGGTGGCCCGGTACCCGAACCCCGATGAAGTCCAGGCCAGCTTGTTCCCGGCGTTCAGCGACGCTCGCGGCCAACAGGACTACAGTGCCATCATCCTGGAGTCGACCTCGCACTTCAACGGCGCCTGGTTCAAGGAATTTGCCGAACAGGCGCAGCGCGGCGAAAACGGCTTCGAATTCCACTTTGTGCCGTGGTTTGAGCATGAGGACTATACCCTGCCTGTGCCGGACACGTTCGCACACACGTTGACGATGGACGAACGTGACTTGATGCGCCGATACCGGCTGACGCTCGGCCAGATCGCCTGGCGCCGCCAAAAGCGCGCCACGTACGTCAACCCCGTGCTGTTCGAACAAGAATACCCGCTCGACTGGGAATCCAGTTGGCGTCTGCCGATGGGCACACACCGCGTGTTCGGTGACCTCGAACTGGCCTGGATCGAAGACACTATCGCGCCCGGCGAACGTTACATGCCGACCGCTCGCGGCCTCGAAGACACCTTCGGCGGCCTGCTCGAAGTCTGGCAGCCGCCCAAGCCTGGCATCTTCTACCATCTCGGCTGTTTGCCTGATGGTGAACACGTGTGGACAAGTCACGGTCTCAAAGCCATCGAAAAGGTCACCCTTGAGGACACATTACTGACAGCGGACGGTCAATATGAGCATCCAGTCAACACGCAGCGTCGGTGGTTTGAGGGGCTATTGCATACGATTCAGCTACAAGGTATGTCGGCGCCTGTGCGGCTTACAGGCGAACACCCGGTGCTGGTGACGCAAGTTGGTATTACGCAAACACGTTACTCAACGACAGATCGTCGTTGCGTACGACCATCGGCCGTCGAATGGAAACGGGCAGCTCAGCTAACGACGGCTGATATCGTTCGGTTTCCGGCCTCATTCGGACCTGCATTATCCGCACGAACGTTACGCGCAAAGTTACCTGCGCAAACCCATATTCGAATTGATCGCCGTATCGACTCGGCGATCATGACCGATCCGGAATTGTGGTTTCTGCTTGGTCTGTGGCTTGCTGAAGGCTATGTGGCAAAACAAGCCGTACGCGGTGGGTTTTCGTACAACCTTATTTTTGCTTTAAATAAAACAACCGATGTCGATGTTATTCCGCGCCTGGAACGCGCAGTGCAACGACTACTGAAGCGCAAATTGACCGTCAGCCACCGAGAACGTTCAGCCGTGACGTACCAAATGGCCTGTCAGCCACTATATGAGGCGATTATTCATTGGTTCGGCCAGGGCGCAGCGAACAAAACATTCCCCGCTTGGATGTTACAAGCACCAGATGCGCTGAAATGGGCCTTGTTCGAAGGCTATTGGCGTGGTGATGGTTGCCTGATACATGATCGACGTGGCGGGAATCCAATCTTGAACTGTGTGTCTATTTCGCGTTCATTGCTCGATATGATGCAAGCGTTATTACAATCGCTCAATGTGTACGCGACAGTTAACAGGCTTCGGCCTGCTGGTGTTGTGCATTTCCCCGGTAAAGCGAAACCAAGTAGCACGAGGGAAACATGGAGTCTGTGTGTCCGCGGTGACGGAGCGCTCTTGGCATTACAAGCGCTGGGGCGCCCTGTGGCACACTATGCAAAAGTAGGACGGCAGCTCGGCGCGGGCTGGATCGCTGACGGCTATGTCTACACCAGAATTCGATCGATCACGGCGCAGCCGGTGGCCTGCTGGGTTAATAATTTCGAAACGCCATCGCATACATACACGGCAAACCGGATGACCGTCCACAATTGTGACGTCGCCCAAGGCCGGGACACTCAGGCTGACTGGACCGTCTTGACAGTCCTGCGCGGCGACACCTTCGAACAAGTCGCCGAAGCCCGCTTCAAATGGGATCCGGCCGACCGCGAATTTCACGACTTTGTGTATTGGACCGGACTTGCGTACAATACAGCAAGTATTATTCCGGACATCACCGGCGGTTGGGGACATGCCTTGTTGAGCGAACTCCAGCGTCGCAGTTATAGCAATTTGTGGCAGTGGCGGCGCCGTGACGACCTCACCGAGAAAGTCAGCAAGCGTGTCGGCTTCGTCTTCACGAAACGCGACAAGATGGCGTTGATCAATAACGGCGTGACGCTGATCCGGCAAAAGAAGGCGACCGTCCGCAGTCTGACGTTACTGAACGAAATGCGAACTTTTATTCAAGTTATGGATGAGTATATGGCGGCCCCGGGCACCAAAGACGACGCTGTGTGCGCGTGGCTGCTCGCCGCCTTGTCCGCCGTCGACGCCACCGTCGGCCTCATGGATATCCCGGAAGAACCGGCGATCATTCGACCTGACGGCCGCCCGTGGGCCCAACACGACATCGATGCCGACTTACATGACATCGGGCAGCAGCCAGGGTGGCTACGTGCCTGGTAATGTTCACTAGGGAGGACGACAGATGGCACAAGTACGTATTACGCTCGATCAAGACTTACTCGACACGTTGCAGGCGCAAGCCGACCAAGCCGGCATCACCCTGTCGGCCCTAATCGCCGAAAAGGCACAGTACGCGCCCGCGGCGGCGAACGCCGCCACGCAGGAGGCCTTCACCCTCGACCAAGCCACCGACGCGTTCCTGCGCGTCCTGCATCCGGGCCATGCCGACTTGATCCGGCAGTGCGCGAACGACACTCGGCAGAAGCCAGCCGCATACCTGCTGTCTGCGCTCACACTCGCATACGAAAATGGCCAGACCAGCCTGCTGCTGCCGCAGTACGTCGGCGAACGCCTGGCCAGCACCTCGCCGGCCCAGCACGGCACCGGTCATTGCCAATGGTGCGGGCACGAATTCACCATGACGCGCCCGGGCCAGATCTATTGCCCTGCGCCCAGTGTACCGGGCGGCGAATCCTGCAGCCGTCAAGCCGCCCTCGCGCCCATCGTCAATCGTCGCGCCGTCCGCACAACCGACTTGCAATACGCCCCCACACCTCATGTCACCCCGCGGTAAGGAGTCTCCATGGACTTGCCACAGCACAAAGCCGGCGCGCCCGTAAAACCTGACAGTCCACCAGACCACGACGACGACTGTGAAGGTAAGCTGCTCAAAACGTTGTCCGACATTGCCGACGAGGCCCAGCGCGTCAAAGACCATTGGGTCAAAGACGTCGATCTCACACGCGACCTCGACCTGTACCGTGGCAAACTCAAGGGCAATGCCGACGACCGCTACTTCGACTGCAACTTCGTTGGCGCCTTCATCGACCGCATGGTCGCCCAGCTGACCGACAACCGTCCGATCATCCGCCTCGAAAACCGCAAAGCCGGCATCAGCAAAGTCGCCCGCAGCGTCGAAAAAGTCATCCAATGCGTCTGGGACGAGTCGAAGGTCCAGCGTGGGCTGTTCAAGCTCGCCAACAACGCCGCCGTCAACCGCTCCGCCGGCCTGTACACCGGCTTTGACACCGACTTGAACACCCCGAACGTCGAACTGCTCCGCATCAACCAGGTGTTGATCGATCCGAACGTCGTCGAGTCCGGCCAGGTCGACAGCGCCGAGTACGTCCGCATCGAACGGGTGATGACGCTGTCGGAGATCCGCGCCAAGTTCCCGGGCCGCGGCGCCCTCGTCAAATCCGACGTCAACGTCAGCACCATCGGCCAGGAGCCCAAAAAGCGCACCAGCATGCTCGACGCCTTTCGCCAAACGACCGTCAGCAAAGACACCATTCCGCGCGCCCGTGTCTACGAATGGTTCATCCAGGATCGCCAGACGGCTGATGACGGCACTCGGCTGTTCCCGTCGTACCGCCGTATCATCTGTAGCGAGGACGTCGTGCTCTGGGACGGCCCGAACCCCTTCTGGGACGGCCGGATCCCGGTCGACTGGTTCGATTGGATGGTTGACCCAGAACATATTTGGGGTCACGGCGAGTCGGCCCGGCTGCGCAAAATGCAGCTCGCCTTCAACCAGCTGATCGACGGCCTCGTCGAGAACCAACTGCTGACGAACATCATCAGCGTGGTCGGCGATGCCGACGCCCTGCCGCCCGAGCAGTGGAAAAAGCTCCAGAACATCAAGTCCAGCTTACTGCTGCAGAAGAAGAACCGCAACAGCACGCTGACCGTCACTCCGCCGCAGCCATTTGGCCAAGACAAGATCCAGATTGCCCGCAGTATCTTCACCTACGCGCAATTGCTGACCGGCGTGACCGACGTGACGCTGGGCGACGCGCCTGGCAGCCTCCAGTCGGGCCTGGCCATCGAAGGCCTGCAAGAAGGCGCGAACCTGATGACCCGTGCCCGGGCCAGCCGCCTCGAAGACCTGATGACCCGCGTCGGTCAAAAGTTGATTGCCCGCGTCTTTCAGTTCGTCACCAGTGACCGGGTGTTCACGATGGTGGGCCCGACGGCCGAAGCCGTCGCGTATGCCATGGCCCGCTCCGAGCTGTTCATCAACGACAAAGGCCAGCCGATGACGCAGGCCGACCAGCGCGATGCGCTTCGCTTCATGCGCTTTAGCGTCATTCCCGGCAGCAGTGCCCCCGGCAGTCGCCTGGCCCGCGCCCGCATGATGGCCGAACTGGTGAAGCTCGGCGCCGCCAGCCGTCGCGACGTCCTCCAGGCGGCCGACTTCCAAGATCCCGACGACATGCTCAAACGCGCCGAGGAAGACGCCGGCAAGAACCCGGTCTTCCAGGCGATGGCCAAAAAGGAAGGAAAGCCGGAATGATCGCTGCCGCCTTAGCCAAAACCGACTTCGGCAAACCGCTCTGCGTTGTCATCCTGTCCTGTGCCTACCCATACGCCATCGTCGCCGACCTCGAACCCGGCTCCACGTCCTTCAAGCTCCCGATGGACCACCTGTACCGCTGGCACGAGGTCCTGCACTGTCGGCTACTGGACGCCTGCCTGCAGGGCCAGACCGCTGTCCTGGCCAGCCTGTGGCAAACCGCCACACCCTGGCGACCGCCCGCTTGCGTTTCCGACAAACCGTGATATCGTAACCTTCGATACGCTCCGTACCGTCTGGTACGCACCGTGTCAGGCGCGAACCCTCACCGGCCCCACCCCGGTGAGGGTTTCGTGCTTCTCGCCCCCTCGCCCCCTTGACACCTATACCTTTCATGCTACGCTGCCTCTATGGATGCACTTGGCTTAAATGAACTGCTGTTCCTGCACCTGGCGGTCTTGGTGCTGGCTCTGCTGTTGCTGGCCTGGCTCACCCAGCCCGGAGACAAGCCGTGACGCGACCGTCCAGCCTGAACGGCGAACCCAGCTGGCTCCGCGACGTCAGCCCTGTGACGTGGATCTGGATCGCCAGCGTCTTCGCCTTTCTGGTGTACTTTTACGTTGCAGTCGCCTGAAGACGCCCCGTTGGGGCAACCGGAGAGATCCTCGCCCGGCAGCGCGGGGTCGGTGGAAGTTCGGCCACCTATGGGAGTCGCGGCGCCTCACCACAACAGGTACCTACGTCGCGGCTCCCACCAAAACGTGGGAGGAGCGCGGCATGAGTGAGGGCAGATTTATCATCGAGGGGGAGTGGTCCGGGTATCAGTCTAGCCAACAACGGGTTGTGCATCGAACGGTACACAAAGGTAATTGGAAGAAGTTACGGGCATGGGCAGAACAGGCTAGGGCGATTCGGTACACCGATGGAACGTCGCTCTGGCTCACGGTGCGGGACTGCAAGCCTCGTGAACGAGTGAAGGAAATTCATGGGTACGATAGTCTCATTCGAGAGTGTTCATACCATAACGTCAGTGCTGTTGCTGACCTGCCCGCAAAGCCAGTGCCCCATGACTGAGGCGGGGGGTCCAGTATGCCCACGGTGCAAGAACGAAATCGACCCGGAATCCTGCTGGTGCGGTAGTGGGAAATCTGGACACCCTTACGACCTCGGGCATAGTTTCGTGCCGATGGGGTGTGATTGTGGGCGGGTGAAGCGGGAGGTTGAGCATAGGCGGCTCGCGCAGCAGGCGCAGGACGAGAAGGGGGTAGGGGATGCTGGACGCTGATACCTTACATGAGAATGCGGTCCTGATAGATGGGAAATACCACATTGCCCGACCTGTTCCACTTCCATTTACATGGCGATTCCGTGGAGCATGGGAAGTACTGATGGGTAGAGCTGAAGCCGTTGTGTTCTATAAGCAACCAGACCGCGAGGCCCGGTGATGGCGCGGCGGGGCGCAAAAAGGAGTGGCTTTATGAGCAACGCAGACTATGACGTGGCGTATTGTGACGCGTGCAAACGGTGTCACCTGAACGGAATATGCCCAAAAGATCGTGCATTAGCAAATGATGCAAATCGAGAAATGGGCTTACCTGACGATGAAGATTGGGGCGACAAGTGATGGCGCGGCGGGAGTGGGCGGACACTATAGTTGCTAATGCTATGGATGGCTATCAGTGGAACGCACGCAAA